GAATTGGTAAGGGCAGCAAGCCCGGAGGACATTCACCATCATTATAACTAGAACGCCTTACAGATGCTCTCTGTTCGGAGGCGGAACTGATTACGAGGCGTACTACGAGCGCTTCGGCGGCCAGGTTCTCACCACCACCATTGACCGCTACTGCTACCTGTCGGTGCGCCGGATGCCCAACTTCCTTGGCACCCGCTACCGCGTCTTCTGGTCCAAGGCCGAGACGGTCGACCGGGTGGCGGACATTCAGCACGCGGGTGTGCGCGGTTGCCTGCAGTTCATGGGCCTCGACAACGACGAGGGCGACGGCATCGAGATCAACCACGCGGGCGACCTGCCGGCGCGCTCCGGGCTCGGCTCCTCGTCGGCCTTCACGGTCGGGATGCTGCACGCGCTCCACCTGCTGGAGGGCAGGCGGCCCGGCCGTGCACTCCTGGCGGCGCAGGCGATCGAGGTCGAGCAGAAGGTGCTGGCCGAGACGGTCGGCATTCAGGACCAGATCCAGTGCGCCTGGGGCGGACCCAACGTCATCCGCATCGACCAGAACGGCGGCTATTCGGTCCACCCCCTGGTGATCCAGCCTGAGCGCCAGAAGCGCCTGGAAAGCCACCTGCTGCTGGCCTTCACCAATCTTCAGCGCCACGCCAGCGAGATCGCCAAGGAGCAGGTGTCGAACGTCGAGCGCAAGCAGGAGGAATTGCACGAGATCGCCCGACTGGTGGAGCCTGCCGCCAAGGCCATGGTGGCGGGCGACGCGATGGAGCTGGGCGACCTGCTGCACCAGACATGGATGCTGAAGCGCGCACTGTCGGACAAGATCGCCCCGCCGGAGATTGACGCCACATACGAAAAGGCGAGGGCGGCGGGCGCCTGGGGTGGAAAGCTGCTTGGGGCAGGGGGAGGCGGGTTCTTCCTGTTCTGTGCCCCGCCGGACCGTCACCTTGCCATTGCCGAGGCCATCGGGCTCACCTGCATCCCGGTGCGCTTCGAGAACCGCGGCTCTCAGGTGGTGCTGGCGGAATGAAAGCCCTCTTCGTCACCGTCCGCGTCAGCGATGCGGGCAACCTCATGGACGCCTGGGCGCGGGGTGCCGGGTACGATTTCGACCATGTGAGTTTCGTCCTGCGCGGCCAGCCGAACGATGACGAGATCATCCACAAGGCGCGGCAGTGCAAGCCCGACGTGATCATGTACGTCGGCGCCGCGGCCGGCGAGGGCCTGCCAAGCGTCGAAACCCTTCGGACGCTGCGCAGCATCGCGCCGTCTATCAACCTGTGCTGGGACTCGGCCGACCCGCCCTGGCACCAACTGCTGCAGGACTACCGCGACGCGGAATGCTTCGACCTGATCGTCGGTCTGGACGGCTATCACGACGCGCCCGTCGACATGGTGACCGTGACGCCGGTCAACCACGACGCCTATGACGGGCCGGAGTTCGAGCGCACGACGCGCTGCGGCTTTACAGGCAACATCCCATCGCGCGAGCGCCAGGACATGATCCGCGCGCTTCATGGGACGGAAGAGCAGAGGGCGTCCATCCTCCACCCTCTAGGCGATCTGGTGCTGATCCGCGTGCGGGACGTCACCAGCCCCTACACGGACTACATCGATTTTCTGAAGCATTGCCGGCTGGCGATCAACACGTCCATGACGGGCTCGGGCGCGAGGCATCACGTCAAGGGGCGGGTAGTGGAGATCCCGCTGGCCGGCGCCGCCCTGCTGGAAATGCGCGAGGCCCCGACAAGTTGTTGGCTGCCCAAATACTCGTACTACACCTACGGCAGCATCGAAGAGGCCGCGCACCTCATCCGCACGCTGGACGACAACGACATCGCCGAGCGCGCCAAGATCGCCCGGCGCTACGTGAAAACGCGATACCACCCGCGCATGATCTACGGTGCCATGCTGGCCCGGCTGGGGATGTGATGAAGGCGCTCTTCGTCACCACGAGAACGGGCGATTGCTCCAACCACGTGCAGGCCTGGGAGGCCGTCGCAGGGCCGGCGGACCGCATCATGCACACCCCCAACGGCGTGCGAAACGACATGGCGATCTTGAAGGTGGCGAAGCAGGAGAGGCCGAGCGTCATCTTCTACATCGGCGGCGCCAGCGGGCCCGGCATTCCGATGGTCGAGACGTTTAGCCGGTTGCGGAGCGTGGCGCCGCTTGTGAACCTCTGCTCGGATGCGGCCGACGAGGGATGGCAGGAGCGTCTCAGGGAGTACAGGACGGCCGGGTGCTTCGACCTGCACGTCTCGCTCGACGGCGCCGAAAACGAGTATATCGACCACACCACGGTGACGCCCGTCAGCCCGCTGGCCTTCTCCGGCCCGCCCGTCGAGCGTGACATCCGCTGCGGGTTTTCCGGGTCCTACGGCTCGCCCCACGTCTGGCACTACAAGAACCACGACTCGGCCTATCGCGGCCGGGCCGTCATGCGGCTGAAGGAAAGCGGCCTGCTGCAGGTGCGCCAGCGAACCGCGGGCGGGAAGTACACAGAACACGTCGCCTTCATGCGGCGCTGCAAGGTGGCCCTGAATGTGTCGCTGTCCGGCTCGGCAACGGCGCACCAGATCAAGGGGCGCGCGATAGAGGCCGGATGGGCCGGCTGTGCCCTGCTGGAGTCCATGGGGTCGCCAGCGATCGATCGCTTCCCGAAGGGGTCCGTGCTGCCGTTTGAGACGGTCGCGCATGCGAGCGAGATCCTGCGCCACATCACCGACGAGGAGATCGCCCGCTCGGCCGGCCTCTTGGCCCAACATATTCGGACACGCTGGCACCCCGCGCGTATTTACGGGGACATCCTGGATCTGGTGCGTGTGGATCATTCCTTCTAGGGCAAGACCTCACAACATCGCCCGCCTGGCGCGGGCATGGGCAGATACCGGGGCATCCACCCAAGCCTGGCTGAGGCTGGACGATGACGACCCCAGGCTGGCCGAGTACATGGCGCTGGCTCTCCCTCGGGGCTGGTGGCGCGAGGCCGGCCCCAGACGCCCCTTGGGCGCCCTCTATGACGAGGCTTACGAGTGGGCGCCGCAGCGGACCTGGTGGGGCTTCATTGCCGACGACGTCGTGCCGATCACACCGGGCTGGGACCTGGCGCTGATCGAAGCTGCTGGCAAGGACCGCATGGCGGTGCCGGCGGGCGGCCACTACCAGCGGGACACCGAGGGGGCGCCGCACTTCGTCCTGGGTGGTGACCTGCCAAGAGAGACCGGGTGGCTCTGCCTGCCGGGCCTCGACCGCCTCTACATCGACACCTGCTGGCAAACGCTGGCCGAACGCCGCGGCGCGCTGGTGCGCTGCCCCGAGATCGTCCTGGAGCATCGCCATTTCTCGAATGGCAAGGCACTCCGCGATGAGACGTACACCAAGCGACACAAAGCCGAGGACCGGGCGCTCTACGAAGCCTGGCTCGCAACCCTGAAGGAGACCGTCCTTGTCTAATCCGACTTTCCAGTTTTACGAACAAAAGGCGTTTGTCCTGGTCACCAAGTCGCCAGCCGAAGCGGTGACTGAAGCAATGGTGATCCGTGAGATTCGTCGCGCCCGACTGCATGTCGGCGATCTTGTCTCTGTCGAGTGCCGCAACCACACCGATGACCGCCTTCTGGCTCAATGTGAGTTCCGGGTGATCACGTGCCGCGACGAGATGAAGCAGACGGAGCGGCCGGATTTTTCAATCCACCAAGCGATGGAAACTACCTTCGAGGTCCGCCGCGTCACCGAGTGGCGGGTCTTCGGCGGCGGCCAGACCGTGAAGGGCAAGGCCGTCTGGAACGTCGGGCGCAACGGCTACGTGATCGAGGTGGACGGCCAGGAGGTCGGCTTCGAGAGGGACAAGGCGACGGCTCACCGGATCGCGGCCGGCGAACTGCCCCTGCCGGCAGAGGCGGCGTAAGCCATGGCCGTCAGCGAGGTATCGATCTGCAACTACGCGCTCCGGCTGGTCGGCGGTGATCGGATTACCGTGCTCGACACCACGACGACCAACGGGGCGCGTTGTGACGATCTCTTCGACTTCCTGAGGGATGACCTTCTGCGCTGCCATCACTGGAACTTCGCCACCAGGATGGCGCAGCTGACCGTGGCCAACGACACGCCAACCTTCGAGTTCGACTTCGCCTACACGTTGCCGAGTGACTGGCTGCGCACCATCTCGGTGCACGACAACGACGCGGCGAGCGGCAACCTGGACTACCTGGAGATGGACCTGGGCGACGGGACGCACGTGCTCGCGACCAGCGCTGACGCCTGCTACATCAAGTACATCGCGCAGATCACCGACG